GGAGCAAAAGCGTTAATTAATTTAGACAAGGCTCTCAATGAGAAAGTTGTTGGTCAAGAAAACGCAGTTAGTCGCATTGCAAAATCAATTAAAAGAAATCGTTTGGGTATTAAAGACCCGGGAAGACCTATTGGTTCATTTATATTTTTAGGTTCCACAGGTGTTGGTAAAACATACTTAGCAAAACAATTGGCGAAAGAAGTGTTTGGTTCGGAAGATTCTCTAATTAGAGTTGATATGTCAGAATATCAAGAAAAACATACCGTATCTCGTTTGGTTGGAGCTCCTCCAGGATATGTTGGTTACGATGAAGGTGGCCAATTAACAGAACAAGTTAAAAACAAACCATATTCTGTAATCTTATTTGATGAAATTGAGAAAGCAAATAAAGATATTTTCTCTTCATTACTTCAGATGTTGGACGATGGGCATATGACGGATGGTTTGGGTCGTAAAATTAATTTCAAGAACTGTATTATAATTATGACTTCAAATCTTGGCGTTAAGAAAATGCAGGATTTTGGAATGGGTATTGGATTTACGAACGCCAATAATGTATTTGCGAATGAAGAATTGAGAAAAGAAACTTTACATAAAGAACTTAAAAAGTTTTTTGCTCCCGAATTCTTAAATCGTATTGATGATATTGTTGTCTTTAATTCTTTGAAGCAAGATGATGTTGATAAAATTGTTAACATTGAGTTGGATAAATTAAAGAATAGATTGGATGGTATGAAGTACTTTATAAAGTTTGACGAATCTATCCAAAAAATGATATCTAAAGTGGGATTTGATGAAATGTATGGAGCAAGACCATTAAAGAGAGCCATTCAGGATAAGGTTGAAGATTTTATCTCGGAAGAAGTTCTAAAAGGTAATATTAAAGAAGACATAAAATATACCTTGAAAACTGAGGATGGTGAAACATTGCTATTGTCTAAAACAAAAAAAGGAAGTTCATAACTTCCTTTTTTATTTAATATCTTTATTGTGGTCCTTTAACTGTTTTATCTTTTGATATGTCGGCGTGTAATCCGCTATATAATGCTTGAGCTTCAGTTTTTGAACCATTCTCATTTTTACTAAAAAAATGTGGATACTGAGTTACAAACTCTTTCCATTCATTATAATCTGAAAAATAGTGAGTATTTTGATACACATCTCCTGATGGAGTATCTTCTCTCCAAGAAACACTAAATTTAGTTATCAGATTTGGTCTAAGAGTTGTATTCGTAGTTTGTTTATTATCAACTTGTTGAGTTGTAGTAATTGTTGGGATAGGTTTAATTGAAGTATCTTTGAATATTGGTTTTTCAACAGTATATGGTCCGACTAGTATTTGTAATTCTCCGATTTCTCCTACTTTTCCATACTGAGCTTTCAATTTTGACCAAATTGATGTGTATGATTTTTTTAAAAAAAGTATTTTATTTTTTGATTTATAAATTACATACGAATACCAAATATCTTTTGATAGACGCCCTATTGATTTCTCAAATCCAGGATTATATTTAGAATATTTTTGTAATAATCTAGTTATTTCTTTTCCTTTATTTATTACCTCTTTTTGTTTTTGTTCGAAAAGATTATAATCCTTTTCTCTTGGATAACTATCAATAAAATTAAAAAATGATTCTGCATGGTTAATTACTGATATTAAGGCATTGTAAATTGTAATTGCAATATCGTACTTTTTTTTATTGGTATATTTTTTTTCTTTTTCAATAATTTTAAAACTTGGAGTTACAGTTTGTTCTGTAATAAGTTTTGATAATTGTGATTCTGTAATTAGTATTTTCATACTTAATAAATACTACCAATATCTGAAGTTTTCAGACCGTTCTATCGTTTTTTTGTATTTTTTGTATCCCAACAACTCAATCATCTTTTTACCCATCTCAATCCCGTTAAAAGTGTCCTCAACAACAACATATTCATTCTTTGTATGATAATCATAATAACCAATTGAGAAATTGATACAAGAGAAATCAAACTTGGTTTTAAGCGCGTATACATCAGTATAAGGATGTGTCATATATTGGAGTTTATCATTCATACTTTCACTTAATACCATATCACATTTCTGAAAGAACTCACTCTCCCTGTCAAATAACTTGGCACCAAAACAAGTTTCGGTAATCATCCAATTTTCAGGTGCATCAAATTGAATTGCATATCCCACATTTGAGAAGAAGTTGGAATCCGCCAATTTGGAACCGTGACATCCTGTTTCCTCAGAAACAAAAAACGCTGCTTTAAGATTTGGTAGTTCCTTTAACAATTCCAAACAAGCGAACACACCGCATTTATCATCACCACCAATTCCTGTTGGTTTTCCTTTATCATTATAAGCTTTCAGGGATAATTTAAGTTCACCATGTGCGTTAGGTTTCATTTCCTCAACAACATTGATGGTATCTATTCTATGGACGGTGTCCGTATGAGCAATTACACAAGGGAAAACAAAATCTTTTGGTAAATCATCAGTTTGTTTGATGGCATACACATTAAGATATTCGTCAACATAATGTTCAATATTATTCTCATGTAACCAATCTGAAATATATTGAACCATTCTGTCTTCCTCGTATGTTACGGTGGGAACTGATAAAACTTCTTTTAATAACTCTAAATTTCTTGACATTTTATATATTTTTTATAAAGGTAAGAAATTAATTTGACAAATTAAAATAATTCGGGATGGTATAAAAATAAATTAAACCTCTCCAAAGATAATCTACCATCTTTAAAATCTTGAGTCATTTTTTTCTTATATACAAAAACAACTTCATTTGTTTCTGGTTCTACACCTGTAATTTTAAACATAGTATTTTTATCTTTTGGTAAATCATACCAAACGTTAGATTTATATTTGTACTTTTCTAAAGTTTCTCTAACTTTTTTATACTCCTCAATATCTTTAAATTTATCGGACTCAAATAACTCATCTTTAATTTTTTCTAAATTCCACGTTACGGTTCTGTTAAAACTATCATTATCAAAATTGTCTTGGTAGTTATATTCATACCAATCATTATATTCATTATCCTCAACCCCTTTATCTTCGCCTAACTTTTTTAATATTTCGTAGATGTCTGATGTTTTATCGTCAAATCTATCATATATTTTAATTAATGTATCAACAGTTGTGTAATACTTGTAAAAACAACTATCACCTGCTTGATAAATCCCGTCCCCCATAAAAATATTACATAAATCGGCTCTAATCGCTTCTTTCATGGTGGTCTCAATCGCATTATCCATCTCACCCGTATAATCACCAACAATTATGTCAATTCTATTGTGAAATGTCTCAGCCATAAATCTACAAAACTGAACCAATTCATTGTTGTCCTCCAAATCTAATTCAGGTGACATATATTGTTTAATTTCCTCAAATAATTCTTTATTCTCATCATTAAAATAATTATACAAATAACCCTCTCTCCAATCCTCAGCGGCGGTATAACTATCAAACCACTCCATACCACCATAATATGAAAAAATCCTTGATAAATTAGTGGATTGATATTTGTCAAATCCAAATAACTTAAAATAATCTTCACTATCCTCAAATTTAAGAACCATAATTCCATTGTCCCTAAGGTCAAAAATCATATCATCTTTAAGGTATTTGGCACTAATCGCACCCTGATTAAACATATGAAGTTGCATATACAACCAATCCTCTTTCGCTTCCTGAATAATTCTCATAAACTACTTTTTAATATAAATACTAATTTTGTTTGGAAACTAAATATTTATACCTATCTTTGTTTAAGTTATTTGAAATTATGGGGGTGACATGGTATTGATTGGCATTGTTGGGGGTTAGTGGCACGTAGTCGGATGTCATCTACGACTTGAATCCACGGTGGTAAAATCCAAACGGCAACGTTTTGAACAAAATGTCTCTTGCTGGTCTTATTAGACAAGACGAGACTGTATCTGTAGCTTAATTGTTATGATACCTTCGGGCCGGTGCACATACGCCTAGGAACAGAAGTGCTCACAGTGTAACACCACTTAGAGTGTTGGAGCAAATCGAATGGCTCTTGAAAATCCAGTTTGGGGATTGTTGGAAGTAGTTATCTTAATCTGTAACTTCCTATTTGTTGGTTGTGAATAATCAAATAAACGTGTAGTCACTAATTGTCATAATGAACAAGACTCGGATTCGATTTCCGACACCTCCACCAAAATAAGGGGGAATTTTTCTCCCTTATTTTTTTTAAAGATTTGACATTTTTGTTAGATTAAACTATATTTATAATCTGAAACAATAATAAAACTTAAACAATTAAAAAAAACAGACATGAAAAAAGTAATTCTTGCGTTGAGCGTTGTAGCGTCATTTGCGGCTTGTGGAACAAAATCTTCTGAAACAGAATCAACTACTACTGATTCTACTACAGTAGTTGTAGACACAACTAAAAGCTTGTTGGACACTACAAAAACGGAAGCCACAGTTGTTGATACAACTAAGGCCGTAGAAGTTAAGTAATTTTAATACTGACTTAAAAAAGTTAACCCCTCTTTTGGAGGGGTTTTTTATTATTTAATACCTTTTAATCCTGATGCAATTTTTGCTAATATTTCAAAAAAGTTTTTTCCGATACTATCTATCCATTCTTTAACTTTTTTACCCATAAATTCACTATCGAGTATTTTTTCTAATAATTCGTTTTCTTCTTCAGAACCTTCCGAAGATTGTGATGAAGGTGTGTCTGTTGTTGAAATATCGTTACTTATATATTCCATTGGATTTACTAGTGCGCCATTTTTTTTAAGTTCAAAATGTAAATGTGCTCCTTCAGAATTTCCTTTACCTTTATCGGTATAATTACCTCCACTCAAACCTATTACATAACCTTTTTCTATATTATCTCCGACACTAACATTAATTTCTTTTAAGTGACAATACCTACTTTGATACCCATTTGGATGTTTAATTGTTACAGTTCCTCCACAATCACCATTTGAAAATGTCGCAATCAATACTTCTCCGCTATCTGGAGAATGTACTTCAGTTCCTGATAACGCCCACAAATCAACACCATAATGTTGCCCTGATTTTCGCATACCAAACCCAGAATTTGGTGGTCTATCTATTGGTACAGGAGCACTTAATTCTGATTCATTAAGTTTCATTAACTTTTTACTTCTTTTTATCTCCTCCAGTAAATTCTGTTTCATAATATTATAAATATCTTAAACCTATAAATACTTATATTTATTAATAAATTACAATTATGAGTTTAGAACACACATACTCAATAGCCAAAAGTATACAACCTTTTGTTAAAGGTGGTGGACAAATATCGACCGAAGGTATTTACAAATTAATAATGTCTAATGAACATTTAAGTTTTATAAAACAAATGTTCTCAGTCGAAAACATTCCCCTTTTAATTTTTACAACCTACGAAATTGCCATAGGTAGTGATGACCCCAAGATTGTTGGTGAAATTAATAATAATTTATTTTATTTTAACATATTCGAATTTGGTGATACTGAAAACGATGTGGATTGTCATGAATGCGGTGGTGATGGTTACGTTGATTGTAGCGAATGTGATGGTAGAGGTCAGATTAGTTGCGATGATTGCAATGGGGAGGGTGTTGATGATGAAGATAATACGTGTGATACTTGTGATGGTGAAGGGGATACTGAATGTAGTTGGTGTGGGAATACTGGTCGTGATAGTTGTAGCGAATGTAATGGAGATGGTACAATAACTTATTATGACGAAATACCGTATGATTTATATTATTGTGTATCGTATGATAAAGAATTAAAGGTTGATTTAGACCAAACAATTATGAGAAATGAACCGATAAATATAAATCCAAGACAGAATAGTAAAACTTTGATTTTACGTATTGATAATATTAACGTTGGAGAAAGTTCAAATACCGAAGAAATTGCAAAAGTTTATGCTAATGACAACTACGGTGGAGTTACATTATTTCCTGATGAGGTGACCTTAAGATATATAGGAAGTAAAATTTCAGTTGACGAACTTGATATTGCCCCCGAAAAATTTTTTTAATTAATTATTGTAATTCCCAATTAAATATGCCCCAATTGATGATGCATGATTTGAGATGTGATTAATTTCCTCCTGAGTTAATTTATTCTTTCTCTTAACGTAATCAACACCTAAAACACCAACAAATTTATCATCAATAGTTTTGATTGAAAACAGATACCCTGATTTACATCCGCTTTCATCGGCAATGTATTTTAATCCGTAAGTAGCAATTGTTTCATCCTTAAAATCAGGTATGATTATTGTATCACTTTCTAGTAATTGATTTATAGATTTACTAAATAGATTAACAGGGATGTTTTGGAAGTTATTTTGTATTGATGTTACACCACCATTTACAGTTTCATACATCATTGTAAATTTCGCCATTGATTTACCTGTGGGATAAAAATTACCACCGTTATGAAATTGAGTAATCCATACTCTATCGGCTTTAATTTCTTCTTTAATGGAGTCAATCTTAGTATTGACAAGTTCACTAACGTGTAAAGCATCTTTAACGATATCAGGTTTTACCTTTCTTTTATCCAAAAAATATTTGATTAACAATAACGAAACAGGTCCTAAAACACCCGTAATAAAGGCCACAATCACTTGACTACTCATAGGTTATAAACGGTTATAAATTTATATGACTATAAATATAAAACATATAAAAAAAAGACAGTTAAACCCCAAGTTTTTTACAAAACCATTCTGGTATCTCCCTATTTTTCCATACAGCAAAATCTGACTTAGCACCATTATAATAGTTCCTATACGATTGTATGACATCTTCTACCTTATATTCGTCAGGCATTGCTAATGCCGGTCTTGTCAAACCTTTGTCAGAAATTTTTGCTTTATTCGTAATACACCACTCAATAACCTCCTGTGATTTATGTCTTTTCCCGTATCTGTAGGTATATTCCTTACATAATTCCAAACCTAACTCACATAGATATAGATAATTAGTTACGGACTCCCTCGCCCATATTGCGCAAGGATGATTTTTATGTGATAATTTATAAGGTATTTGGTCTGTTGGACTGATTGTATGATGAACACCACAAAGTAGTTGTGCGGTCTCCAAAATCATTTTAACGACATGCTTATCACAGTGATACTGTGCACATTTTTTAACGTCCCAATCTAATAAAAATATATTCATTTTGTGTTGTATTGTTCCCACCATTTGGGGATGTTAGAGAATATCATTAGTTCAATCAAAGATAATAAAACTCTTCCGAATGTTGACCTAAAAGCCCACCAATTATTATAATCAAAATCCATGGCGATAAAACTACCAATAAGGTAAATCATCCCATTGGCGACAACCAGTGGGATGATAAACACCTTAAAGAATTTAATTATGTAGTCCTCGGCTGTTTTCATTTTTATATTATTTGGAATGCGTTGTGAACAATCTTTTTCATAGATGTTGCATCATTTGTGTTTCCAACAACTGAACCATTCTTTAATGTGAATGCGTGTCCTTTAACAATAAGGATATAAGTTCCTGTTGGATACTTTTTAATGAACTGGTTTAGAGTTGTTCTTTTAATCTTATTAGTTGCTTTATCAACGGTCTTTAAAAACCAAATTTCTTTAATGGTTTTTTCATTTAACTTTTCTCCCTCTTTTGAGAACTGTTCCATTTTAGAAGAAACATACATTGTTCCCTTTCTGTTTTGTCTATTAAACTTTTCTTTAACCCAAGCGTGGGCGTTGTCATATGGTGTTTCATAAGCGGATGCAACGGCTCTAACAAAGCAGTCATTACTTTCACTTTTAGCAATTGTGGATTCTGTGTATCCAATAATTCCTTCTGTTCGGTTGATGTATGGTAATTGTTTCATAATGTAAAGGTATATAATAGTTGTGAAACCGCCAAATTTATTTTATAAACTTCTCGTCATCCAATTACATATTGCGTTAGACATAGATACATTCTCTTTTGACATATCAACAATTTCTTCATATGTCTTAACCAAAACACTACCATATGAATCAATTTCGTGATTTGGATTGTTGGTATAAACATCCACAATCCCGTTATCCCCGTAATACTCATTACAGAGGTCTTTAACGGAAAACTCATTATTGTGGTGTTGCCAACGAACGGAACCATAACACCTTAAACAAGTTACATATAAAAACCCATCAGAGGTGTCTAATATCTCCTGATAAAGTTTGTTGGCTTTACTTCTAGCCATCTCGTATTTCTCAATTAACTCTTTCATATTTTTTAGTTTTTTATTGTTATATATTCCACAGTATCTACCTTCATTCTCCAAGCTCTTATTGAGAAAAATTCTGAATATTTACGAACTTCTTTATTAATCTCAAATTTAATATCACGATTAACATAACGAACTCTATGACGACTTGGTCTTTCGGCCTCCACAAAATTAGGCCATCTTCTTTCAGAGTATTTTATGACTTTCACTTTAACTCTGAATTCATCACAAATACTAGTAGTTTTTGGGGGTAATATTGACTTAACAATTGCAACACCACAAAAACCATTAGCCTTAAACTCCACTTCATTACCTTTCATAAACTTGGTAAACTGTTTAGCTAACATTTTGTTTATCTCTATTTTTTGTTCGTGTGTCAGTTGTATCATTGATTCTATCATACCACAAAGTTAAATAACCCATTTGAATTGGCCAAAAATAAAAATCAAGATATTTATAGATACCAAATAAACTTTTTAAATTATAAAAAAATGATTATTAAAGAACAAGCTTTAGGTTTAATTAGACACGCACTAACATTTGTTGGTGGTATCTTAATCGCTAAAGGATTACTTACTGAATCAATATCTGTTGATATTATCGGTGGTGTTATGACATTGGTTGGCTCAATTTGGTCAGTATTGTCTAAAAAAACAGCTTAATTATTAAATGTTTTTTATCTAAAAAAGGTTAGAGAAATCTAACCTTTTTTAATTGTACAAGAGGTAGGACTTGCACCTACATGCTGTTACCAGCGAGGGCGTGATTACCCTTGTGTCTATCTACCGACCGAGGTACCCCAGTCTCTTCCACCACTCTTGTATATAACCAAGTAATGAACTTTATCAGGAATCCCGTTGATTTACTTCACACACCATAATAGAGATGGGTATTTCTACCTGTCCTAAGTGTGTACCCTTGCGAAACTGCTCTCCCAGCTTGTTCACCCACGCATTTTACTCGGTTTAATTAAAAAAGTTCAAGGTACCATGTACGGGGGTCGAACCCGTAATCTTCTCCGTGAAAGGGAGACGACTTAACCATTTGTCCAACACGGCATTTCTTACAATTTAACTTCAAATCTATTTTTCATAATTTCCAACTTATCTTCCGGAACTCCGTGTTCATTTACTCCTCCGTGCCTATTCTCTACTATGATTGAGTGCACTCTATACCCGTATTTTTCTGCTAATTCATAGTATGCTTTCATCTCCCACTCTTGGGTGAATGTGTTTGATACAATGACTTTATCCTCACCTCTTCTCATCGCAGTTTCAGTGCTCTTTCTGCACCATTCGTGAGCATCCTTTAATCCCGATGGGTCAAAATTATATATTCCATCTTCAATAAAATACATATCTGCCTCAAAATACGAGTCCCCAATCATTTTCGCCAATGTGCTTTTACCTGACCCTGGTTACGGAACCCCCCTAACAAGAAATAAATTCTTTTTAGGAGGGTTTATGTTTTTTTCATTTTTCATATATTTATTATTAGGGGATTACCCGATTTAGAATACAAAAATAAATAAAATAATTTATGAAACAAAATATTTTTCAAAGAAATTGTCCGATGTGTAATAAAATAATTAATTATTCAAACATTTATGCAATGAAAAACGCAAATAAAAAAACCTCAAATTGTAAATCTTGCGGAATAAAATTATATATTACCGATGAAGTTAAACAAAAAATGTCGGATAGAGTAAAAGGAAGTAATAATCCTATGTTTGGGATGCATAATGAGAAGAACCCATTTTATGGGAAAAAACATACAGAAGAAACAAAGAAAAAAATGAACCTTAATAAAGATTATTCGTCATATAAAACTGACGAATTTAGAGAAAAAATGAGAGTTTTGTCGTCAGGAAAAAATAATAATATGTTTGGTAAATCAGTGTATGATGTTTGGGTTGAAAAATATGGTATGGAGATTGCAAATGAAAAATTAATTGAGTATAAAAATAAACAATCAAAAAACAGTAAAGGTGAAAAAAATGGTATGTTTGGTAAACCATCCCCTAATGGTTCCGGTAATGGGTGGTCAGGATGGTATAATGGTTGGTTTTTTAGGAGTATACTAGAATTATCATATATGATTAATGTGATTGAAAAATATAATATTACTTGGAAAAATGCGGAATGTGATGAATATTCAATAGATTATATTGATTATAAAGGAAGTAAAAGAACATATAGAGCCGATTTCATCATTGCTGAAAAATATTTAGTAGAATTAAAACCTAAAAAACTATGGGAAAGTGAATTAGTTAAATTGAAAAGTAACGCAGCTAAAGATTTTTGTAGTTCAAATAATATGATTTACAAAATAAGAGAAGTCCCAAAAATATCTAATGATGAATTTTTAAGACTTATCAAAGAAGGTAAAGTTAAACTAACTGATAGATACGAAAAAAAATTATTGACTTGGGATAATTAATCTAATTGTTTTTGGTTTAACGTGTTGTACCGGTGTTCTATCAAGGGTCACCTGAAAACCCCAACTTGGGAGAAAATCATTATATCCCAAGAACTGACAGGTTCCCACCCATCTTTCACCTTTTTCGGTTTCTACGGATATTCTTTTACCCATAAATTGTTCCCTCATTTTCTCTATTTGTTCCTGTTGTATCATAAAACAAAGGTAAGGTATGTTTGATTATCTGCCAAATTATTCTTTTACATAGTCCATCGTTTCTCTCATTTTGGCAATTAACGCCTCCAAACTTTCGGTGTCTAAATACAATTGACCATTGTGATAATGTTCGTAAGCACTTTCTTTGAATTCCAAAATAATCCCATCAAATTCCGGTGTTGGTTGTATTCTAATATCTTGTTCGGCATGTGTTGTAATCTCCGTTTTAATCCAAACTTTATTTTTCATTTTAATCATTATTTACAATTTTATCAAAAACTTTTCTCACACCCCACTTCACTATCTCCCAAATTATTATTGTTAGTATTATTACCATCATAAAAAAACATTTTTGTGGACCCACTAGGACTTGAACCTAGGACCCCCTGATTATGAGTCAGGTGCTCTAACCAACTGAGCTATAGGTCCAAATAAGGAAAACAGAAGATGGGGGAGTGGACATCTGTTTTTATGATTGGCATTACTCGCTTTCACTAGCCCCTCAGGTTTTTATACCTTTCCCCAATCAACCTAAATTTTATTGTAGTGTTTCGTATTCGTACATTACAAGGTTCTCAGGATATAGTATTCCGTATAACATATGTGTACTCACCTCAGGTCTGAACTTCTTCATCATGAACATACACTTGTCACCATCCTTATCAACACACTTCCAAGTATAACATATGTGGTCTTCGTATGTTGTTTTTTCAGGATTATCGTAAGTTCTGAATTTATACTTACCAATTGTAATATCCCACTCATCAATAATAACAAACATATCAGTTTGTTTACTGGATGATACTACTTTCCAAGTATCTCCATTCCATTCGCTTTTAGTGACATTAATTACTCTATTATAATCTTGAGAATAACTAAATAAAGTTAAGAGTAGGCTGACTACTATGAGCATTGTTTTTTTCATATTGTTTTTTTTGTTTTGTGACCAAAGAGGGATTCGAACCCCCACATCTTTCGATATCGGTTCCTAAGACCGATGCGGCTACCATTACGCCACTTGGCCAATTTCATTACAAACATAATCAATCATAAAGTTTCTGACAACTATTTTTAATCATATCCACCAAAAGTTCGGGATTATTCTTCCATTCTTTCCATGTGTCAAAATCACGAAGTTGTTCCAAAACATCTTCAGGTACAAGAATAAATCCTTCAGGTGCAATACCTTGAAATTTATAATAGTGCGCGTTTTCTATTTTTTCTTTTATATCCATTAGTGCATTTTTTTAACCGTATAAACGTATCCTGAATCAGAATTTATTTCAAATATTAATGCCATTTTTTCGGCTTCACTCTTGGTGTCAAATTCCCATATTTCGTCATGACGATTTAACACTATTACGGGCATATTAATTCCGTTTTGATTTGGTATCATTTTTACTATTACGTACATATTATTTATTTTATTTAATTATTAATTGAGTTAAGATTATTCCGATAGCCAATAAGATTGATATACCTGTTTTAAGTGTAATTGGTTCTCTAAATAAAAGATATCCCATAATACTAAAAACAATAATACCTATCCCGAAACCTATGATGCGACTTGGCCAAATCTGACCATCAAACGCCAATACCAAATGTTTAACCGATTGTATGTATAACCAACTTAATGGTATTGAACATAACAATAATATTACAGGGTGTTTTGAGTACCAATCATACTTAACATTACCCTGAAGTTGCAAAAAAGTCCCTATCTGAGCTATTAACCCATACAAACCACCTAACATTAAATTATTCATGATACAATATAGTTATAAATGGATAATACAATTATCATTACCACAATTCCTATAAACGATAATGAGACTACCGCTTCACTAAACTCAATTTGGTCCTTTCTTTTTCCTTGATTTTCCATTTTTTATGTAAAAGTAAGAAATTAAAATTTATAATCAAAATTTATGTTTTCCTTCCCTACCTCTCATTACCGATTTTATACCTCCTTGTGGTGGTGTAAAATGAGTGTTTCTTTTAACTACTGGTGTATACACTGTTCTAGATTTTGGTGTTGAACCAAAATTTGACATTATTGTGTCAATTATACTTTTAGGTTTTTCTTCTGTGGGTTCGATATAATTAACAAATGTTGGGACATTATGGAATTTATATTCGGAATTATCTTTTACAAAAATAAAATTTTGAGTATTTAACTTACTAAGAGGCCCATAATCTTTTTTTGCTTTAGATATTTTTACATACTGACTTCTTAAACTTGAACTATAGTTAGTTTCAGGTTTAACCGTTAAACTTTTATTATGAACCCTTCTTAAAAATGAAACTTCTGTTGTATATGAAAACTTATGTTTGTTTTTATATAATCTACCCATAAAATCACTATCTGCGGCACATCTCCAAGGCTCAAATCCGTTCATGGATAAAAAAACGTTCTTTTTTATTGCAAAAACACCTTCACCATATCCATTACCTTTGGTTGATTTAATTGATTTATAATTTTCACCAGTATTAAAATCCAAGTACATAGGTTTAATGAAAATATTATCATAAAGTTTATTATGAATATCTAAAATCATATTTTCATTCATAATATCATCAGAATCAAAGAATAATATATTTTTAGATTTTGCAATTTTAGATAAACTGTTTTTTATAATATATGGTCCGATATTTTTATCAAAAAAGGTAAAAATAATCCTCTCATCGTATGTTTTACTTTTAACGTGGTTTAATGTTTTTTGACAAGCATCAATTCCTACCAAAATTTCACAATTTAAGTTTTTAACTGAGTTTAATATAGATTCTAAACATTCATCAAGATATTCGACTACATCAAACGTTGGGATAATAACAGATAAATCGTTATCTTCAACAACTTTTGTTGTACCGTAAAGAACCATGAATTTTTTATCAGATGATGTTATTTCTATGTGTTCTTTGTTTAAGATATTTGAAAGATTTAATCCCATTTTTTTATCTTCAGGTCGATTGGTGTCATCAACTAAAATTGTAACGTCGTCTTTAAATAAACGATAATTTTTTAAAAAATTAATTCTCATTGGTCCTATTGGTCCATCAATAATTAATAAATCGTAATTTGTAGGTAATTGTTTCTCTAATACATTAACATCATACCAATTATCAACAATAGGAGCGTGAATATAAGTGGATTCGGAAACAATATTAACCCAATTTTTATCGTGCTCAATACTATATACTTTGTAATTTTTAACTAATTCTTTAGTACCATTACCGCTTCCTAATTCTAATATTGTACTTCCTTTTGGAACATTAGTTAATATCCAATTCATCATTTCATCAGGAATTGACCATCCATTTAAGTTATTGTAATTAATATTTGTATCCATTATGTACTTTTTTATAATTATAAACCAATTGACCAATAATTAAATAAAAAAAGGAGGTTAAAAAACCTCCCTTTTAATAGGAAAAAAATTACCCCCTTGACTTTTTATCCATTTATAATAAACAACTTATTACAGTTGAGTATTTTTTGGTTGAGTGATTAATGAAGATTTCATACCATTTAATTTGTCACCAAATTTAGAACTCATTTTATCCACTAATGGACAAATTACACTATGTATTCTGGTCTCTAATCTGTCACTAAAATCACTATCTTTAATTACGCCATGAAGCGTTTTTTTAACAATATCAGAAAATTCTCCACCCATACTTTCTTCCATTTCCAATTGTTTTAAGTAAGATTCAGGAACTGCTTCGGATATTTTTTTTGTTAAAAAATCACAATCAGAAAATAATTTGGGAACATCTTTTAAGTCTGTGTTCTCCAATGCCGTTGTCATATAATTTCTTAGTGCTGAATTATCACCTAACCCCAATTGTCCCAAAATATATTTTACCCCCTTTTCTCTAAATGCTTCAATCACAGAATTTGTACTTCCTCCTAATAGATTACCAATAACATTAAAAACACTACTAGCATTTTCCGCAATTACTTTATCATTAAAACCTTGTTTATCTAAATAAACCATTTCTATTAAGACATTAATTAATACATCACTTATATCTTTTTTAGATTTAAGTTTTGATGATTCCAAAATTATATTAAATCTTGTTTTAACAATTTTAGATTCTTGAATTAATCTTTTTTTGTTTTCTTTTGTTTCAACAATTGTCTTTTTTATTGTTTTTACTAAGCTCATATTATTTTGTGTTTAAAATTGAATTAATTTGACTTTTATCTAATACATGACCATTTTGTTCATCACTATCTTTAGCACCGAATACGACAACTCCATAATCAGCGAATGCTTTTAATACTTCACCATAAATTTTGTTATCGTAATTTTTTGAACACAAATTAACTATTTGCTTCATGGCCTTTAACATATTTTCATCTGATATTTTGGCACCTGTTACACTATCATATTTATTTTTAACATCGTCAGAATATAATTTTCTTTTATTAATTAATTTGTGTAAATTATTAATATATGCCAATTCTTCTAACCATTTTCTACCATCGGTATTACAATTATAACTAGTATCTCCAATTAAACTTGTAATTCTTGCGTCAATATTTTGAATTGTTGTTAATTCTGATTGTTGTCCTTTATATCTGTAAAGATATATTGGTGTTTGAGCTCCAATATTACTAGATATGTCTTTTTGTAACCACATTGTTCCTATTTCTTCATATGGGTCGGAATTTACGTTCCAATCTAAACCGGCTCTTTGTACTAATTGATTATCGGATGCTCCGGTTAACGTATCGTTGTATGTTTTTATGATGTCATTTAATTCTGAAACATCATCATCGTTATTCATAATTGAGGAATATTTTCTTGCGGTTTTTAATAAGAGTAAAAAGGTTGCAAAGTATTCACCTCTGTATTTTTGTTTTAATCTTGATATTAACACATTTGCTACTTTTACAAGTTGTTCCGTTCTTAAAGATGTTTGATTATCTCCAAACCAAATATTTAACTTAGCTGAATTTCTATCAACCAATTTTTCTCTAAGAACATCAATATCCTCTTCACTACCTGAAGACTTTACGGTTAATTTATAACCTCCATCCCAACTTGATATTGCTATTTTATTACCATAACAAACATAAACACCTGTTGATTTAACATCACCGGTTTTACTAAAAATGTATGCCAAATATCCACTTGTAAAGTCTTGAGCTTTTTTCGGTGTTGTCGTAAAATAAACGGCATATTCACCTCCATTATCATCCTTTGCAATTGCAAAATGATACCCTTGTTTTATTGGTAATCCTGAAATACAATCTGGTGTCATTTGTGTAGTTTCTTTAGGTTTATCTTGGCTATTTGTTACGGTTTGATTTGAATTATTTTGGGATGTTCTTGTAAATTGAATTCCTAAATTATCTCTAGTGCATGAATACTTCCCTGAATCACCTGTACTTGTTGTAAAAGTACCATCACTACCCACCGAAATTCTAATACCATTATCATCAACCCATTCAATTCTACCATTGATGAGTCGTCTTCCTTCAACACCATAATGTGTATCATCACCTACAATACAAACAGGAAACCCTGCAGGTCTTACAGGTTTTCTTGGGTTCACTTGAGTATTGTCAGAAGTTATCGCCTCTTTTATTTTTTGATAAAATTTATTTCCAATTGCGATAACATCTTGGGCTATTGTACCTCCAGCACTTTTAATATCATCATATATTGCTTTAGTGATTCGTTTAACCTTACCATATATTGGAAGAATTATTTCTTCGGCAGATGGAATTTCAATTGGGTCTGGTTGAGGGTTGGTGTTATCATCAGTTTCGGGTGATTTATAATACCATTTCCCATCACTACCTTTTTTAACTTCATATCCTCTTGACTCTAAGCTAGCTTTATTCGCTTCAACTGTTGGACTCCATCCCGGACCTGGCTGTTCCATTAATAATTTTTTAATTAATGACTCAACAATTTTTTCATTAGGACTATTTTTAATTCTATAATACCATCTATTTGAATTTTTTTTATCTTGTATTATATCAAATTTGTTTTTATCCATTTCATCTTTATTGGATGATGCTAAAGGAAGCCACCCACTTTGGGTATATTCGTTATCTAAATTAATATCAATATTATTTATCTTCATTTTTTATCTTTATAATAAATATATGTGAATTACAATTACTACCATGGAATAAAATCATCATTACCTTCGCTATTTTTACCCCATTGCCACTTTGCTCCATCTTTTGTATATGAAACACCACTTCCATCTTTACTAAATATATAAAAAGTTTTTTGGTTTTTAATACACCAAGCTTTGAAACCAATTTCTGAGTTGGTTATAACATCTAAAATAGGTGTATTATTTTTTAAACTATCCACTGACATTTTTAATCTATCCATTTCAATTTTTTGTTTATTAACGACATCATTAAATAAACTATCCGCAACTTCTTTTTTCCTTTTTAATTCTTCTAATGTTTGTTGCATCTCATCTTTTTTCTTTTTTAATGGGTCCGCTAATTTTTGTTGTGCATTTGCATCCATTAATGCGTCCAAATTATCCCAATACCAATTAAAAGGTAATATTCCTAATACAAATCCACCAATATCCCCTTTCAACAAATTTCCGGCGGTTTCATTATAAAGTTTTTCAAATGGTTTCACACTTTTTGACCAAACTTCATTCCAATCAATGGCCCATTCTCCTTCGTTAGGGTTAATTAAATCTTTCCCCATTGTACGTAAAAAATTACCCGTACTTAATAAAGCGGGAGTTACTATAATTTTCATCCAGTATAATACAAATAGATATTTCTTAATACCTTCTTTTACACCACTTTCATAACAAAATTGAGTAATTTCCTCAACTGTTCTAATATGACCTGTTGTTAAGAACATAAGTGTCCTTTCAATTAAATTAAATATTTTTACAAACATTTTACTCCAAACAGGTTTCCAACCCGTAAAAATACCTTTGACCGATTTCATAATAACACTCTCACTTATTAATTCGAGAAACCAACTAGGATATTTACTTTTTTCAGGTTTAATAAACATATCATCCCAAGCGCTATAAGTTTTTAAATCATTAATAACTTGACTTACTTTTTCTCTTGATGCACCACCCTCAACTAATGATTTTTCAATATCTTTTAAAAATAAATCAAATCTCATTTCACTATTTTTTCTAAGTGAAGCCATTGATATACTGATATCTCTTAATAATGTTTTTGATGCATTATAATCCGCAGTCCCAATTTCAATTGCTGATAAAAGTTTTTGAAATAAACTATCAATTTCAACCTGAGCCCCTTTTCTGTATAATTGAATACTTTTATAATAAAAAAACAAAGATTTTCTTAGTGAATTAAAAACTGTTTTAGCGGTTGCCGGATGTAAAGTTTCTAGTATTGCCGAATCCCAATAACCTTTTCTTTTAGGGGTTATTTTTTTGTTTAACATTTTATCAACCGCAACATCTAAATTATATTTAAATCCTAATATTTTTCTGTAAGCTTCTTTATGTCTTTCAAATGCTGCTCTAGTTTCGTCATTTAACGCTCCTCCCCCAAAATTATTAAAAGTATCTTCATTCCATTTTCCGGTATCTTTTAACCAATCTTGAAATTTTAAAATATCATCTTTAGTTTTTAATTCAAATGGTGGTTTAATATTTTCTAAATATTCTTCACCAAATAATTCCCAATATTTTTTGGTTTTAGGTCCAAAAGTCCCATAAGATTTACCATTTGTTGACATATTACTACCGTTAACCCATCCTGATTTGTTTTTGTTTAACCAATCTTGGAATTTTTTAATTCCTTCACTATTTGATAATTCTTTAGGTATTACGTCAATTGTAGGTGGTTTTGGTGGTTTTGGTGGTTTTGGATTAGGTCGTGATGAGGTTAATCTTTCGTATTCATTTCTAATATTTTTACCGAACCTTTTTTCTAAAGATTCTAACGCTTTTTGTCTATCACCCTTAAATAGATTTTCGTATTTTTCAAGATAAGTCTGATTATCTTTTGCAAACGACTCTGCGTATAGAGGATTTACTTCCGCGATATCTTTTATCATGCTCCTAATTAATTGTTTACCTTGGGATGTTGTCATATTTTGATAAATAAATGAATCCAACTTTTGTTCTACAGTTCTATTTAAACCTCTTCTAACGTATCTATCAATAACCTCCTCAACTTCCCTTGTTATGAAATTTTTAGCCTTTTCTAACGCCTCAACCGTTTGCTCATTTAATAAAATTTCTTCTAAAATTAATTCTTCGTTTATAATTAATTTTTTAAAATTATTACCAAGCATAATTTCATTAATTCTTTCTATTTCTTCTAATAATATCTTCATATTTTTTTATTTATAAATATCCTTATTTTTCTAATTCGGGGTCTGACATAATTAAATCTTCCATACCATTATTGGATATTCTATCCAATGATTTTGTAGTTATTTCAATATCGGATTTACTCATATCTTCTATAGTTTCTTTTTTTGAATTTAAAATTATTTGAGATAATTCCGAATCAGGATTTTCGCTTAACAAACTAATAGTATTTAACACTAACATTAATTTATAAGATGAGTCTTCTTTTGATTTTAATAAATTATCAAAATAATTTATTAATTCTTGTTTTTCTTCTTCTTTCCAAGTTAACCCCAATTTACTAAATATTTCTGTCACCAAATTAATTGCCGATAAATCGGCCGCCAATCTACCAATAAATTTACCACCCTTTATTAACATATTTGGTTTAATTGTTTTTAAACCATATTTAATAATTAAGTTATTAATGTTTGTCAATTCCATATTAGTCATTTTTGAAATGTTTTCTATTGCCCACTTACTACCATTCTCAATTGTATTCTTATCAAATAATGCAACTTTTCTAAAAATAGATTTCTCAGATTGTGTAAAATTTTTAATAACTAATTTCAATTCTTTAGGGTCTTTTAAATTAACACTTTTTATTTTATTTAAAATGCTTTCACATAATTCAACTGTTGGTTTTTCTTTTAATCCAAAAGCGCCATGTGCATAAGGTAAAACCGCAAAACAAAAATACATTATTGATTCACTCGTCAATCCACCTTCTTCAATCATTATTGCGGAGCCTATTGCTAAAGGAAGACCAACCTGAGCACCCTTTCTTATTAATTTCGCTAATAAATATGCCTGTCTTGCTTCAGCGGTAGTTGCAATACCCTCACTAGCAACATCTATAACAATCCATCCTACAAATTCAATTAAATCTCTCCATTTTTCCCACCACTTTTGAAGTCCTGATTTACTTATTTCG